GGCTTCGTATTTATGGTTCAATATATGGTGCGTGTCATTGCCTTCGGAAACAAGAATTCCCGTCCGGTCAACGTTCACATGCACCGCCTTTTGTGCCGGAATACGTACGTTGTCCATAATGGTGCGACCCAATTTGTCGTAATCAATGCCATATCCCATTTGTTGTGCGATCGCGAATCCGGCGATTTCCGGATCAACATGCGGCATTATCGGGCGTTTGCCTTTCGGTATGCCGTATTGACCCCACAATTCCGGACGTGCCAATTTGTCATGCGGTACGATTGACGCGCCTTGCGGAATGTACATAAGTTCCGCGCCACGTTCACCGACCATTGCGAATTCACCTTCGCCACCGGCACGACCCTTCGCATATTGCGGCAACGGCTTTGCCAATACCATTGCCAATTGCGTTGCGCCCAATGCCGCCGCCATTGCAGTCATAACGATCGTCGTTGCGCCAAAATCAAACTTCGGTACGTCCGCCCAAATACGCATGATTGCCATTGCCGTGTTCATGGCGATGTTGAATGCCGCTTCCGCCTTTTCAACCGCCGCCGCCTTGCGTTTCAATGCAAGTTTTTTGTCTTCCAATTCCTTTTCGGAAATGTACTTTTTGTTGGCGTTTTCCTTCGCTTCTTCCGCGTCGGTTGTATATAAGTTGTCCAAATCTTCCAATTGGCGGTTGATACTATCGGATATTGCACCGAAGATTTCGGACGCCATGTCGGACACGAACGACAATATGTTGTTGACCAATTCTTGCGTTTGTGCCGTGCGTTCCGCGATCATTTCACGTTCGGCGTCCAATGCTTCGCGTTCGATGTCAAGTTTTTGATCTTGAAATTCTTGTTCGGTGATCAAACCTTTTTGCAATTGCGCTTCGATTTCTTGCATACGTATGTCACGCAAGTTCGCTTCGTGATTTGCAAGTGTTTCGCGCGCCGCTTTGATTTGTTCGGCGGTTGAATTTTCGTCGTTGAGAATAGCCAATGCCGCGTTTTCCGCTTCTTTGACACGGCGTTCGGCGGCGGATCGCGCGGTTGCAACTTCTTCGGTTGCGCGTGATCGTTCGTTCGCTTCCAAATCGGCTTTCAACTTCAAGTCAATTTCGCGTATCTTTTCGGCGCGTAATTCTTCATTTTCGATCGAACGTTCAATGGCGGATTTCTCCAATTCGGCTTGTTTCGCAAGAATTTCGGCGCGTAATTCGTACACACGTTGACCGCCTGCGGATTCGGCGACTTTCAATTCGTTTTGCAAGCGCAACTTCGCCAATTCTTCTTGTTGTTTGCGTTCCGCTTCGGCGATTTCGTCATTGACCTTTTGTATTTCCTTTGCACGTTGTTGTTCAAGTGCCGCCCGCAATGCGATTTCGGCTTTTGAATTGCCTTTGATTTCCGCGATCTTGCGGTCGTAATCCAAATTTATGCGTGCGATTTCTTTGTCCGCGCCGTCTTTCATAAGTGCGATCCGAATGTCCGCCAATTGTTTTTCGGCGTCTGCAATGGCACGGCGTCGTTCTTCGGCGCGTTTCTTTGCTTCTTCGGCGCGTTTCTTTTCTTGTTCGGTTTCATACCCGACAACTTCAACGTAATATGACGTTTGCGCTTCTTTCAACGCGATACCCGCTTGTCGGTAATTTTCTTTCAATGTCGCGATGTCTTCGTCCGTCAATCCCATTTCTTCAATGCGCTTTTCCTTATTTGACGCGGACATGTTCGATTTGAGAATCTTATTACGTTGATTTACGGCGTCAATATACATTTGTTTTTCCTTGTTGAACGCTTCTTGTTGCAACCGTTGTTCTTCTTCAAGATTCGCAACCTTTTGCGCGTGCAATTGCGCTTCGGACGCGCCTTCGGCTTGCATTTCTTGTAATTTGGCGTTGTGCGCGGTTTTCCGGTTGTCAATCTTTTCGTTCAAACGGTCTAATTCCTTTTGCGCTTGTTTCATTGATTCGTTCCACCGGTCAATATCGGACGTGTCGTCTTTTATAAGGTGAAACAACGCGGTCAATGCCGCGATCAATGCGACTACGGCAATCAGTATTGCGCCGACGGGGTTTGCGGCGATTGCTGCGTTCAACGACCATTGTGCCGCCGTTGCCGCGCCGGTTGCGCCTGCTTCCGCCGTCTTCGCGCCGGTTGACGCTACCGTTGCGACGGCTTCTTCTTTTTTGGTTTTATTGAATATCTTTTGCCATGCCGCGCGTAATACGATGTTTGCGGCACTTCGTTTGTCCAATACGGCGGCGACTTGTTGAACACCGTTCAATGCCGCCAAAACCGCTTGTGTCTTCAAGAATGCTTGTTGCAATTCTTCGGATTCGCCACCCAACAACGCCATTGCGTTTGTCGCAACGTTGAATGCACCGGTCAAACCCGATCCGACTTGCATTGCCGAATCCAAATTCTTTGTGTCGGACGCCAACAACCGGATTGCCGCTTGTGTGTCACCGGCGGCGTCGGTCAACTTCGCCAATTGCACCGCCATGTCAATGTATGTTTGCGAAGACGTGTCGCCGGCGGCTTCCATTGCCTGCAATGACATTGTCAATTCGCGGATTTGGTTGCGCATTGATCCGGCAACACCGCCCATGACTTTGTATTGGGAAATTGAACGTTGAATTTCGGCGGCATTTTGTTTGTTCGCCTTCAATTCTTCATTCTTCGCCATGATCAACGGTTTGTACTTCGCACGCACACCGTCAATTTGACGACCCAAATTCGCCATGTTCTTTTCTTCGTCGGCGATCTGCTTTTTCAATTGCGTAATAACGTTCGCCGCCAACTTTTCCGTTTTGATCCGTTCGTTCAAACTTGCGATCAAATCGGCGGACGCCTTGCGTTGTTTCTCTAATTCGGCGATTTCGGCGGATTCGGACTTTTTCAAGTCTTGCAACGCCTTCCCGATGTCGTATGCAGCCGACGAAAGGTCTTGCATTTCTTGTTGTGCCGCCGTCAAATCGGCTTCGCCGGTGACGCGTACCAAAATGTTGTTTTCGTCCATGTCGTCAATGCTTTAATTTATTTTGTAATTCTTGTTGTTCACGTTGTCGTCGTTCCATGTTCGCGATTTCACGATCCAATTGCGCCATGAATTCAATGTACGTCAACGATAAAAGACGGGTATTATTGCCGCCCGTCACGATTTGTTCCCATTCGTCGTATGTGCTTTGTTGTTTGTTGAGCCAATCAAACGAATCAAATCGGCGTGAAGTTGGTTCAATTCCTCGTTCAGTTGAAAAAATGTGTCGAAATCTCCAATGGCATTCGACAAATATGGAATCAACTCCTTCAACGGCATTTGCGAAAAAAAATCGGAAACGGATTGATCTTTTTTCCAACGTGCGATTTTCTTTTCGGCGTATGCGGGTTCGTACACTTCCGGTTTTTCGGTTTTGTCAAAATAGACGATCGCCGCAAGTTTGTAACACAAATCCAAATCGGCGGTCAACGACAACCGGTCTTTCAATATGCCATTCAACTTGTTTATTTCGAAAATGTCAATCGGGTTGTTGTGCAACACGGCGTCCATTTTCTTTGTCCATTCCAACAAGAATTCGCGCGAACAACGCATTTCCACTTCGTTGTATGCCGTCAATGCAGCGCGTCCGCGTTGATACGGCAAATTGGTGATGTCTTCGTACCGGTAATATTTACGACCGCCCGATGTGAACGCGTATTCAATCCGGTGCATTTCCTTTTGTTGACGCTTTTTGTCCCATTGAATGCGCCAAACTTCCGCCAATTCTTTGATTAGTTGTCTAAATCCCATAATTCTTCGATTTTTGCTTGTAAATATTCGGGTGTTGTGCCTTCGGCAACCTTCGTTTTGCTTTGTAACAACCGCCATTCGCCGCGTGCGTGCCAAACATTCAGTTCGTACCGGTTTTTGCCATGAAACGCGGTGTATATGAGTTGTGCGCCCGAACACGGGCAACCGCGATGTGAATATGTGAACCCGTATTGCAACGCGATCCCTTCAACACGGCGGTGATATTCTTCTTTTTCACTTGTTGTCATTGTCTTTTCCTTTCTCCATGACGATTTTGCCTTCTTTCGCTTGTGCGATGACCGCGTGGCGGAAATCCACGTCAAGAAGGTGTGACACATGGTTCGACACATAATTCTTGAACCGGCGGTCAATAATACGTTTCAATTCCGTACGTGTGCCGACGAAAAAGAAATCGTCCCATTGGCAAACATAAATCGTTGCGTTTGATTTCTTCGATTGCTTGCGTGCTTTTGCGAAGGCGACGCGTTTGCGCCATAAGTACTTCGCACGTTTCGTCCATTTGATCGGAAACACAATCCATGCAAACAAGATCGTCAAAACCAACGACGCCCAATACATTGCATTGTGTTCGATTTGCGTGACTTGAATTCGTTTATTCATTGTACAAATATTTAATGATTGCGGCGACAATTACGTTTGCGCCAATGACGCCCAACATGACGGGTATGATGTGCCATGACAACCCGTACAAAATCGGGTACAAAACCAACGTCCACACGCCACCCATACAAATGTTGCAATCGTACAACGGCATTTTCAACGCCGCGAAACGCTGCATACATGGTTTGTCGAATAGTGCGTCCAACTTGCGCCGGAACGCTTCGAAGATCATGCCGTCGCGCATGGAAACATGAACGGCGGTGATTATTAACGTGATTATGACGATTTGTTGTATCATATATGTTGTTGTTTTGTTGTTGTCGTTTATCCGTTGACCGGTGTGAAGTGCGAATAAAACCGGTGAAAGAAGTATCGTGCATTGTCAAGGAAATCGGCTTGTTGCGCGATATTCGATCGGGTTGTTTTGACCGGTTTGTTGTCTTCGTCCGATTTGACATTCTCAAAATCGAAGATCAACGGTTTGCATTTGTCCGGATCAATCACGATGTCGTACCGTTCGAAACAATTGTTCATAAACAACCGCGATTGCGCCAATGGCGGGTTCGTTCGCGACACTTGCATGGCGGATTCACCCAATCGGAAATAAAACCGCACTTCTTGATAATTGTTGATCAACGACATGGTCGTCGCGTTTGATCCCGCACAATCGCCGGTAATGATCAAATTTGCGTGCGGGTATCGTCTTTCGATTTCCGCGCATAACGATCGGGTTGTTGCCTTCTCCAAACGGATTGCGTCAATGCCGTATATCTTGCGCGAATCGAATTGCCAACACGAACACGTCATTGGATCGTGGTTGAAGTCAAACGACACATACAACGGCATTCGCGGGTTGTACGTTGTTTTGCCGGTATGCTTCTTCGCGTCGAATGCGAACAACCACAATTTGTCGTTGACGGTGAACGGGTTTTGTTGGTACTGCGTTTCGAACACGTATTTGTTTTGCGCCCGCATTTGGTGTAATTCTTCCAACGTATGTTTGAACGGGTACAACGCACGTTCGTTGCCGTCTTCGTCCGTCACGATCGCGGGTAATGACAACACCTTCCAATCGTATTGTTCTTCGGGACGCTGCAAATATCCGGACAAATCGTCTTTGTGAAGACGTTGCATGACAACAATGATCGGTGTTTTGCGATCGTTCACACGACTTCGGATTGTGCCTTCAAATATGTCAATGACCTTTTGCCGGATCACCGGCGAATCGGCGTCAACCGCTTTCAACGGGTCGTCAATAATGATTGCGCCGCCGAATTTGTATTCGTCCGTTTGTCCTTCTTCTTTCGTTTCCGGTTTGTCATTGTCCGTTCCGTTCAAGAATGCCAATATGTCGGACGCTTCGGTTTCCACAACACCCGCGCCGAATCCGGTGATTTGACCTTGTGACGATGTGGCGTAAATGCCGCCGCCTTGTGTTGTGTACCACTTTTTTTTCGCGTTGGCGTCGTGTTTGATTTCCACGTTTGGAAACACTTGTTTGTACCAATCGGACGCGCAAACGTCTTTGATCTTTTCGGAATTGTCCAACGCAAGGTTGTCCGAATACGACAACATAATGAATTTCGCCGCCGGATTGATACCCAAACCCTTTTCGACAAACGCTTTCAACATTTCCGTCTTCGAATAGCGCGGCGGCACGTTTATGATCAAAAACCGCGTTTTGCCTTCGAACACGTCGTCGAATTCTTGCGCCATTTGTTTGTGATGTTCGCCAACGTTGAATTTTTGCCCGTATTGTGACGCAAAGAAAAACCGTGTGGCGAACAATGTTGAACGTTTAATACATTGCCGTATTGCCTGCGATTGTGTCATAATGCGTCAAATTCGTTTGTCTAATTCTGCAATAAATTCCGCCGCTTCTTTCGGCGTCAAATCGGCTTCGTGTTTGACTTGCGCTTTCACTTCGACTTGTTGTGCCGGTGATTGACCGGTAATGTCCGCAAGGAATTTCGCCGCCTTTGAATCACCCGCCATTGCGGATCGGTACAAACCAACGACGACCGCGCCGTCCCACGTTGCGTCAACCTTCGTTTTATCCGGCATTTGTAATTCGATGTGTTGTTTGCCGTAAAATTTCGCCCATTCCTTCAATGAACAATTGCGTTTCCGCGATTCGCACGACGCCTTTTGCGCCTTCTTCGCCGTTTCCGACGTGAAAGACGTTTTGTTCGCCTTGCGCTTCTTCTTTTGCGCCTTCTTCGATTCCGATGTTTCCTTTGCTTTCGTCATGCCGCTACAAACCGCGAATGGCGGTTGAATTAGTGTTGCAGATATTCGCGCAACAAACTTGCGTCAATGGAATCGCCGGTTGTGTACATGACGTTTCCAATGATCAACGGTTTGTCGTCGTCCATTTCAATGTAAATGCAATTGCGTTTTGCGCCCTTCTTTCGTTCGGCTTTTTCGGGTTGGAATCCCCAATTTGCCGCTTTCACGCCCCATTTCTTCAACTTTTCTTCGTCCCATTGGTTTGCAAGTGCGTCCCAATCGAATTCGCCGTCGTGTGTATTCTCCAACGTGATTATTTCTTGCAGCGTGTCGGCGTCTGCGTCGTCGGGTGCAATGATACATGGCACGAATTGAAGTTTCAACGCCTTTGCAGCGCGCAACCGTTGGTTTCCGCCCAATACGACGTATTTGCCTTCGTGCAAAAATACTTTCAACGGAAACATACCCAACAAATTGTTTTCGGCGATTCGTGCTTTGAGTGCGTCGAAGTCTTTTTGGGTGATTGTACGCGGATTCGCCGGAACGTCGGGAATTTGTCCGGTGTTGTTGACGATGTTTCGCGTCGCCATTTTGACTATTTGTGCGTATTCGATGTCCATGCGTTTACAAATTGCGCTGCAAAATTAGTAATCATTTTGAATATAAACAAATTTTCTTGAATATTTTTCATAAAAAAAACGCCGGTGTTGTTCACCGACGTGTGTATTGTTGGACGTATTCGCCACATGAAAAGTTCTTTCGGGGTCGGAATTCTTCAAATGGTGTGGATTCGAAATACACTTTGCGATTGCACCAATGCGCCATGTCCTTTTGCCATTGTGGAATTGACCGGTTCGGGTTGATCGGATCGCGAAACGGTTGACAATGCGGGTATATTCGCGCCGTTTTGTGCATGTCGCGCAATTCTTGATCCCGCAACCACCAATACATAAGGCGTTGCCATGATTCGTAAAAATTGTCCGTCAACATGCAGTACAAAAAGAATTGACCTTTGAATCCTTCGTTGGTGATCATGGCAATGGCGCGTTCGCATTCTTCAATCTGCTTCGGTGTGTCGCAACCAAACCGGATTCGGCGTTCAACCCATTTCATACGTGCCAACAACTTTGCGTGTTCGGGCGTGATCAACCGTGCGTCCAACGCTTGATTGAAGTCCACACGATACCCGCGATCAATGATCTTGTGGAATTGTTCAATGGCATAATCACCCGCCGCCAAAATGTTGTTGTCCATAAGTATGACATTTTTTGCACCGTTGGCGACGCGGTCAATATCCCAATACGGACGGATCGCGCCTTCTTTGCGTGGAACGACACACCATGCGCATTTGTTCGGACAACCGCGTGTCAAGAATCCCCATGACGTATTCGGTGCGATGTTCGGGTAAATGGTGAAATCGGGTTGCATGTCGTCAATGTATGCCGGCAATGTGGACGCGATGTCATATCCCGTGCCGCCGCGAATTTCTTTGTCGGCGTTGTAAATGGTCGTGTCGTCCGGTGAAAAGTTGAATATCTTTGACCGGTACAATATGTCGTAATGGTCAAACGGCGTGGCGAATTCAACGATGTCGCCTTGTGCCTTGTGCCATGCCGCGATTTTACACAACGCCAAATTCGGATATACGTTTTTTGTGTTCGATTTGAAGTCTATGTCTAAAAGTCCGATTCGCATGATGTCATTGTTTTTATGTCCACAACCGCATGACGCCCAATCGTGCAAGATTATGGATTTGATCTTGTGTCAACTTGAACGCCTGCATTGGTTTGTGTGTGTATGTATTCAAGTTCGGCGCGTACAACCGGCGTTTGAATATCCCATATTGGTCGTATGTGATCAATCCAACGGGAATTTGCATTTGTTGGCGATCGAAAAGACCTTCGCCATACGGCAATTGCCATTCATATTGTTGCATGAATTCCAAACACCTTTCGGCAATTTCAACCGGCACGACGTAATACATGCACAACACTTTGTTTTCGAAATGGTTTGTGTGCTTCTTGAAATCCGCCAAAAAATCATTCCACGTGCGTTTGATTTCGTATTCCGTCATATATCCGGATTTTGTCACGCAAACCAAATCGGCTTCGTGCGTGTGAAAGAATCCCCACGACACATTCGGCACACATAAGTTGCGACGGCAACCACCAATGAACCGTTGAACCAACAAACGTTGTATGTCCTTTT